AAATAAACCGTATTTAACACCGGGAACTCCTATTTTAATCCACACACTCCAAGTCCAAGTTTTTCTATTCCCCGCACTGGGCGTAATATGTAAATAGGGAGAATCACCATCATTAAACCGACAGGAATTTTCTATGTCGTATCCTGCTGTTAAACTATTTGCCCCTCCTATTAAGAATGCCATGCCTAGCTCAATGTAAGGTTAAGGTTTCTTCCAACTTCAAGCCACTTGCTTCCATTGTATCTAAATGTAAATAAATCACCCTTGGATGCCGTGGTAGTGGCAGTAGGAGCACTATCTCCCGTAAATTCAAAAGCGGCGTTCCAGGCAATTGTCCTTGAACCTGTCCCGTCCTGTATGCAGACAATGGAAATATATTGTCCTGTTGTAGGATTGGAAGGTAAATCAAAGGTTACATTCGCTGTCAGTGTCACTTTAGCAACCGGAGATGCCCGTACATCCCAGTCCTGCGTGGAATCAAAAGTCAGTGTCGCTTCCTCTAAATACACGCCTCCTGTTATTTTTGTCAGATTGTTGGCATCGGCCGTAAATACTTTCGATGCGGCTGTTGTTCCCAGTGTCGCTAAATCTGAATAATTCAATTCTGCTGCCGTAGAGCCTACACCGTCCATAATATTCAATTCTGCTGCCGTAGCTGTTACAAGAGTCCCGCCTAATTTCAATCCATTCGATGTATCGTGCGAGGCAATGTCAAAGTCTATCGCTCCGTCAGAGATTGTTACGTCCCTGTCAGAGTTAATGGATATGGCAGGCGTAGTGCCGACCGTTGATCCAAGCCCTATGACCAAGTCATCGGCGCTGTCATCCAATCCAACATAGAAATCCTGTGCGTTGCCATCGAAGACTATTTTAGTGTCTACCGCAGCAGCATCTCCTATAGTTACTGAATCGTCTGTAATGGTAAGAATGCTGTTTGTTGCAACAGTGGATCCTTCGCCAATTACCAGCTTATCTGATGAGTCATCCAAAGCTACATAAAAATCCTTGGCGTTTCCGTCAAAGACAAGTGCAGCGTCTTCCGCCCCCGCATCGCCGATGGTAAATGTTGGCGTAGTTCCAATTAAAGAAACGTCACCACTAATGCCGCCGTCCTTGATTAAAAGACCGTCAATGGTAACTCCACCTGCGGATGTTTTTTCCGATATGGTATCAACCTTAATCTCGCTTGCCATTATTTTTTATCCTCTCCGTTCGGCAGATTCTTCTTCAGCACCTCTGAATAATGATCCGACAGGATCTTGTTTCTCTCCAGCTGCATGAGCAATCTGTCCTTGTCCTCCGTTAAAATCCTGAAGTTGTTAAAGGCGATCTTCGCCTTTCCCTCCAGTTTCTTCTCATCGTATTCCTTTTTGTCTATTGTGAACATAAATCTCCTATGGTTTAGTTGGCCACGTCACATTGGCCACCTTTTCTACAGTATCCAGCCCGCTTGGCAAGTCCCTTAAATCCTGCCTATAAGTTGTCATTTCAGCAGACATTGTAACATCCGATAGGGCATAGAAATCTGTCTCTGCTAGTAATCTGTTTCGTTGTCCACGAAGTCCGGCTAAATCCCTGTCAAGCTGTCCATCAGCCCACGCCTGCTCTTCTGCATCACGGGCGGTTTCCTCCTCTGCTGTGAACTGCACTCTTACTCCGTTTATATTATGAAATCTTGGCATTAATTTACTCCATATAGTTTAATTATTCCTGCATCTATGTCACCGGAAGACATTTTAAATTGGATAGCATCTACTGCGGAAGTGGTATTTAAGTATCCTCCTCCATGCAAATTTGCACTTGCCTCACTGTCAGTAAACATACTATTTGCAACCGATATATAATGCTTAACAAAAGTTGTATCTGATGGGTTGAATAAATGAAGATAGCCGCTGGCATTTTGGTCAGCATCATTTCCAAAATTATTTGTTATATTCTGAAAACCTGTTCCTTGATGAAGGTCTTCAGCCGTCAGATATTCAAAAGCATACGCAGCACCCGACTCTAAATGCTGTGCCCTAAAAAATGTTGTAGTTTTTGCAACATTATAATTGCTTCCTGCATCTATACTTCCATTAAATGAAAAGCTTTTGGCATCAGTTTCCGGATGAATATTTATAAACTTAAAAATATACTCCTTGTAGGTAGAATCTATTCCGCTTGTAAAGCTTATAGTGGCATCACCGGATGCTTCCTGCTCCTGCAATAGTACCATGGCACTAGGATTAGCCAATGCTTGGTCGTATGCTATGCTTTTATATGTTGCCATTATGCTATCCCGTAAAGTTTTACTGTTCCTGAATCTATATTGCCGCTATTAAATTTAAATTGAATTTCATCTATGGCTGCGGTGGTATTGAAATATCCCCCTATATAGTTAGTTGAGCTTTGAGAATTATTTACCATATGATTTGTAGTAGCCAAAAAATGCGTTACAAAAGTTGTGTTAGAAGGGTTAAATAGCCATAGTTCACCAGATATACAAGAATCATTATCTGTTTTAATGTCTCCATCTGAACAAATATTTTGAAAGGCTGTTCCATTAGCTTGGTCTATGCTAGGAATATAGGTTACAATCGCAGTTGAGCCGTCCGATTCAGTAGCTACTGCCCTAAATGTGTTAGATTGAATTGTTTCATCATATCCAGAGCCGCCTGCAGCATTTCCTTGAAAAAGCCAAAAAACAGCAGAAGTTGCCGGATGCATATTAAAAAATTTAAATATATAAGTTTTATAAGTGCTGTCCAGTACAACGTCAGATGTTCCATCAACAAAGCTTAAAGTAGCACTAGAACTAGCGGTTAATTCTTTAATCAATTTCATTGCCCCCGCACCTACCTGTGCCGATGTTGTGGCATCCGGCGGCGTAAAATTATATTTAATGCTTGAATAAGTCGCCATTATTGAACTCTTTCTGTAAGCAAATGATTAATTTTTTCTTGTTGCCGACTTGTAAAGCCATTTTCCCACTGTTTTATTTTACCATTCTTAAAGAAAACTCTTTGTTTATCTGTTTTATAATCAGCAGCCTCAAAAAATCCTTTTTCTTTTTCTAAAGTTTGTAATTTATTAAAACTTGTATTTTTAATGCTATTATCTAATTTTTTATTATTGATAATAACCTTTAAAAATTTTAAAATTTTAATAAATTCTTTTTTACAATCTTGCATCAAATCTTCATAGGTAACATAAAGACTTGGCACATCTGTAAATTCTTTCCAAGAATCATAATGTTTCTTTTGATTCTTAATTCCCATATCTATTGCAACATCCAATGAGAATCTATAATGATTAGCAAGAGATATAATAATATCTTTTATATTTCTTGATATATAAATAAATCCTGATGTTAAATCTTTATTAGTAAATTCCTTATTATATATATTATGGGTTTTATAAATACCTTTTAAATTTTTTTGATTATTTATATAATTTAAATTTGCTAATCTTTCCTGCATATGAAATAAATCGGTTTGTTTTTCTTCCCAGCTATTTAAATCCTTTTGTGATTTACTATAATTTAAATTTCCTAATCTTTTTGCCACTAAGCCTTCTGATTCTGTAATATAATCAGGAAATAATCTATGTTTTGGAAATTTCTCTATCTTATTCAATAAAGAAAATTCAAACTCCCCATTCTGTGAAAATAAATAAGAGCTTAAAAATGCCCGTATCCAAGTATTGCCACTTTTAGGATAGGATGCAAGCCATACTATTTTATTAGAATGAATCATTGAACTCCGAACATTCCAATTGTTCCCGCCTGAATTTCTCCTGATGCAAATGAGAATTGAATAGCATCTACAGCCGAAGTGGTACTTATATATCCCGCAGCAAAAATACTGTCTGCAATGTTATCCTTATGATAATGATTAACACGAGACATAAACTGCTTTGAAAAGGTTGTTGATGCAGGATTAAATAATCTAAAATAACCACTGCAGCATTCATCACTGCCATTGCCAACACCGGCCGTTAAGTATTGCACTCCTGTGCCTTGGCCTAAGTCATCCGCTGTTGCATAGGCCAGTTCTGACCCACCCGCTTCAGTATGATAAGATGTAAATTGAGTAGTAGTTTTAGCAATATTATAATTGCTTCCAGTGTCCGTACTTACATTAAATGAAAATCTTTGAGCATCAGTTTCTGGGTGAATACTATTAAAGATAAATAAATATGAATCATAGGTGGAGTCTATTTTACTAGTAAAACTAGCGGTAGCATCAGACCCGTCCGATGTAAAAAGAGACAGAGGCATTAGCGAACCTGCATTTCCCTGATAATCCACATTGTATCGAATTGATTTATAAGTTGCCATATTATTTATTTGTTAGCAGCCAGCCGTGCGTTCCATCCACATATACCAATGTGAACGCCGCCCGCTCCGTTGTAACCGTCATATCAGCCGCAGCCCCTTGAATGGGCTGAGAATTTCTCCCTATCGTGCAAGTATTAGAATCAAATGTTCCTGCGTAATCTATGATTGAAACATTGTCCCCGATTGAAGGAGAAGCAGGAAGTGTCATTGTAAAGGCAGAAGACGTTGTATTGACAAAGTATCCCCTGCCGGAGACCATTGTTGTTGCGCCTGTTACCACAGCCTGCCAGGCAGTGCCTCCAGGATTATATGTTTTAATATCCGAAGCAGGAATTTGTTTTGTTGTTGTTCCATCAATAACAATAAATGCGTCCGCATCAGCTATTGTTATGGATGAAGTTGATTTTGCCGAACCATCTATTAAATTAATTTCTGAAGCTGTCGCCCCTACGCCGTCCATAATGTTCAATTCAGCGGCAGTGGCCGTTACCAGCGTTCCACCCAATTTAAGTCCGTTTGACGTGTCATGCGATGCGATGTCAAAATCTATCGCCCCGTCCGATATGGTTACATCCCTATCGGAATTAATTGAAATAGCAGGCGTTGTTCCGACCGTTGATCCCAATCCTATTACTAAATCGTCAGCGGAGTCATCCAGTCCGACATAGAAATCCTGCGCATTTCCATCGAAGACTATCTTGGTATCCTCGGCTCCCGCATCCCCTACAG